ATAACCGGATAAGTAGAAGTATAAAACTCTGCTGCTCTTTCAACAAATGCAAACTCATCTAAGTAAAGTAAGTTGATAGATAATCCACGAATAGAAGAGCCAGTCGTAGCAGCAGCGATAATCCTACTATTATTACTAAAGTCAATGTTAGACTTGTTGAGAGCCTTAACGCCCGGTTGAAGAAAGAAAGGAATATTCTCAAGCATGATCGTAATCCTTGCCAACATCTCTCTTGCAGTGGCTCCTTTGTTCGCAAGAACTGCAATTGATTTTTCTGATTGAAAGAGTGCAAACCATAGTAAGTATCCGCACGCCGATATTGACTTACCTGATTGCCTACACGCCAGTACGACATTAAACCTGTTCTCCTTAAAGTGTTTAAACATTTTTTTCTGATAAGGATATAGCTTAAAAGGCACTAGACCCTTATCTAATGAAATGATTTTGGCATATTTTTCTACAAAGTACACAGGATCTTTCATACACCTAGCATACTCGAGTACTTGTTCCTCATTAAAATTAGAAACAACACCGTCTTTTTTAATATTAGGATTGCCTAGATAATTTTCATTCTTGTTTTGGAGTGACATTTACTATTTCCGATTCATTCTTAAGAAGCTTTTGTAGCTCAGTTGTGGAACCAACGAAAAGATTATTTGTTGTGTTTGCAATCTTTTTAACTTCGTCTTTTTTGTCAATGTCTTTCTTTTTCTTATTTAAGTCCATTAATCTATCGTTTACGTCTGAAATATTTTTAATCATTCCAGATAAAACTTCAAAAGCTCGTGGATGCTCGCTTTCTCGTGCAACCTCAATCATAAGCTCTAAACTTTGTTTTCCTTTTTCAACTAACTCATAGTAAGTGTCACGAGAATACTTATAGTCATTATCGATATTTTTCTCTTCAGGCGGAAAAAATTTTTCCATTTCTTTTTTATTACTCATTTAATAACTAACTTGCACTATCTAAAATTGCAGTTGAAAAGCCGAATGTACTATCGTCTAGACCTATAACCGTTGTAGGATTAGGCGTGACTCTTATCGTTTCTAATCCTATATCAGAATCATTCAAACCGGCTTTGATGTCAAAGACTTTGGCATCCGCCTGTCGAATGATACTCTGATCAGCAATCGGACCGTGATAACTTATCTTCATCTCAAAGTCCATGCTGTAAATTATTGTTCTTCTTTGTTCTACCGCTCCTTCGAAGTCGTCAGAAAAAGAAACACCTTGTATTATAACCTGTATGTCTTCTTTAAATGCAGGAAACTCTGTTGAGAACGGTTTTATTGTCAATGCGTACTGTGGATTAAAAGTAGGAAGAATCTGTTCCACGATCTGTAAAGCGTCATCTTGTGACTTAGCGTATGCATTTAACTGAAAGTTTATTGAGTAAGGAACCGGCGTAAAAAACTTCTGTCTCTTGGTGTTGTCACCTGTTGATGCTGTGGTTGTAAAGTTACCAACCTTAGCCAATTGTCTTTGTGCATCATAAGCTATCGAAGTGATCTCAAAAGACATCCTTGGTAATTTAATTGCGACCTGTTGATCTTCTGATAAGTTAGGATTCTCTCTAATTCTTTCCAGATACTTTTGTTTTGGAGCGTATGATAACGGAACTTTAATCTGGCTAATAACGGCGCCTGAAGAATTTTTACGAATAACGTATAAGTTATTAAAAAGCCTGCCGAACAGCGCTACCGCTTTTTTAGTTTTTGAATGATAGAAGTGACCGCCAAACATTAGTTACCACTCACATCGCCAAATGGATTAGACTCGCTAAAGTCAATAAAGTCTGCACCTGTTGAAAAATCTGTGTTTTGTTCGTTTTGAGATAGTTGATTGTCTTCTACGACTAGAGTTATAACGCCACCTGCACCTGTCTTAAGACCAACTACTTTCTTACCAACACCAAAGGTATGATACTTACCATCGTCTGCGCCGGCGTGTATGATGTGAACCTTATCATCTGAGTCTGAATACTTTACAACCTCGCCACGCATAAGCGTGTCACCACTAGGACTAGTAATTGTTTCACCAACCTGAAAAGTGGTAGGAGCAGGATCTGTAAATCTTATAGTAGGATTAGTATAACCTGATCCACCGTTTGTAATAGTCAGACCGTTAACTTTGCCATTATTGCTGTCGACAGTCGCTGTTATGGCGGCACCAACACCAGTTGAATCTATGATAGTAACTGTAGGTGCCACAAAATAGTTATTACCGCTATCTGTAATATTAAGACTTTGCAACGCACCTGAACTCAAAGTTGCACTCGCTTGCGCGCTGTCTCTTGTGTTATCAAGAGTAAGTACGTACTTGTATGCATACTTTGCCTCTAAATCGTCAAGCACGTCTATGCCAGTGTCCATATCCTCACCAGTGTATTCAAATAACTGACACCTCAACTTAAACACTGGTAAGTTACTTAACTGATAAAAAGGTTGTTCATGCTCTACGTGTGATATTTGAAAGAACTTATTGCTCATCGGTAAGTAAATAAGATCACCTTCAGCAGGTCTTTCAACCGTAATTTCATTATCATACCTTGCGACAGTGTCTGACCATCTTCTTCTTGATACTACAAACGTTGCCTCGTCTCTGATCTCTACACCAAATCTCGTAAACAAATCTCCTTCACCATCAAAACCTTCTGTGTTTTCGATATACATTTCAAGCATGTATGATGAATTAAAGCTTGATACCGGATCGTCACCAAGTATCGTGTCTTCATTGACTATGTCGCGTGGAAGATAGAATACGTCTTGACCATAAGTCTTGAGCGCCTCAATGACTATGTCTTCATAAAGGTTCTGCTCTGATCGTACTTTTTGACTGAAGTATAAGTTTGTTGCCATGTCATCCTACGAAAAAGTCTGGTGGAAATTCGTGTTCTAATCTCAAGTTCTCTCTAAGAGTTGCGATCTCTCCAGTCGCATCATCATATATCTGTCTTCCGTTTAAAATGACTCCTCCGGGTAGTTGCATTCCTTCAAACTTAATTAAGTTCATACCCCATTGTTGCTTAATTAATGCAGTGGTGTATTCTTTCACAAACATATCGTTAAATATTGAAGTATGATCGCTATCGTTAACTTCTGAATAAACCTCAGCTACAATAAAATCGCCTTCTTTGATATCACCATCTGCAAAGTCTCCAAAGATATATAATCGATTCTGCCTTCTTGCAAACTGAACCTGCGGATGACCGTTGAGTTTCATATCTAAGAGCGATAGGTATTGCTGCATTTGCTCGTAGTATGCCAGGTCTCCAGCAAAGTTCATCAGATCTGCAATGTCGTTTAACATCATCTGGTATTTAATATCAAAAAAGTTTCTAGAGTTATTAAACGAACTCGTAAGTGGAAACATTTTTGAAACAAACAATATATTACTGGCCAAAGTAATATACTCATTAGCGACATCGGTGGCGGTGATCTGATGTTTAAGATACGTTCTTATAGTAGCATCAGAATGAAACTCACGATAATACTGTAGCGCCTCGTCTACACGATCTTCCACTTGATCTTCGTCAACATTGACTTCGATCACTGGTTCGCCAAGACGCCTTTTACAATAATCTATAAGAGTTGCACGTGATGATGGAACTGCCATTTTAAAATCCTTTTATTCTATTTATAAGGACTCGTTCCTAAAACATCCTCGTCCCATGCTGCTTTTAACTTATCGATAGTATCAGCGCTCGTAATCGCACTTGCCGCAGGTGCGTCTCTAAGTTTTTTCTTCTTAGCTACACTTGCTGCCTTTGCGGTCGCGTCATCAGCTTCCAAAGCTTTCATGTATACTACGTCTTCAGCTTCAAGCAGAGGTGCTCTTACTTCTCTTATCTTATCTTTAAATATTACTTTTGCTGCAGCTATGTCTTCACTGATAGCAGTTTGATCTTCATTAAAGACCCATGCATTTCTGAAATGCCTATCAGAAGGCATAGTTGACGGAGTTGCAGCAGTTTTACCGTCTTTATCTTGAATCATTGTAGTCATTTTTATCTCCTTATGCTACTTCCTGATTAATCTTCCAAGCGTTACGCCACGTTCTATGACTTGGTAGATTTTGTTTCTTACAAATTACTAATCTCTTACGATTAGATCTCTCATAGTTTCTCCACACTCTTTGTGGTATGTCTTTCATAATTAAGTATTCAATTGCTTGTTCCTCAGTCATCTTATCAACTGGTTTCGTATTATGTAGTAGATAACCTCGAGTGTGTTTCTTAAAATCTGGTTTTGCTTCGTCTTCAGCTAAAGCCCAATAGACTTCTACAGGTGGAAGTATGCCGCCTTGTAAAGCGCAGGCTAACCAGTTTGGATCCGGCACCGTAACTTTTGCAGGAGCATCCGGTTCTTCCGGATCTTCCCATACTACTCTGTAATCGCTTTGTACACCGTCTAAATTATCTTTAGCCCAGTGTAATCTATTCCATAAATGTGTTCCCTGAAATTCAGGTGTTTCAATTGTCATGCTAAATCTCCAAAAAATGTATTTGATTGCATACCCCAATCATATAAAGTATCATTGTCATAAGTGGTAACGTATTTTATTGATCCTGATCCTGATCCTGTTGATCTTTTTCTACAGTCAGCTCCATTATTTCCACCGTCAAGACCTCCAGTCCATGCCCATAAATAATCTGTTTGACCAAAGTTATTATTAAAATTAACTGTCATACCGCCGGTATCATCAACAGTGCTTGACACGTTAAGACTTTGACTACTTAGTGTGCTTGCATCAGAACCCATTGCTATAAAAGTTTTTGCTAACCCTTGTTGTAAGTTTGTATTATTCGAACCTTCACCACGAACGTTAACAGAACCGGCAGTTGTCTTACCTTGTATGGTATCTATAACTAATGTACTCATGCTAAGTCTCCGTGTGTTGTAACAAATACAGACTCTGAATCTGCTACAGATTGGTTCAATTTCATTGTGTAACATCTATCTTTTGCTGCAGTCTTTTGTGCATCGTTGTAACATGAGACAGTATACCAACTACCAGAATTACAAGTTGTTTGTGAAGAATAGTCATCATTACTCATAGGATTTGTAAAATTCCATGTAGTATCTCCTGTTCCGTGATCTATGGTACTAGATTGATTTAAACTATCCTCTGCAGAAGCACCAGATCCATCATCTTGGTCAATTTGAGTCCAATGCTTAGCTAATCCTTGCTGTAAATTAGTAGTGGCAGTACCTTCACCTTGTACAGTAACCTGACCTGCATTTGATATAATCATAGAAGTCGTATCAGAATCAAACTTAATATTTGTAACTTCAATATTTGTTCCTACTATTGTACTCATGCTAAATCTCCTAATACTGCTATTTCATTACGAGGGGTGTCTTGTGATGAGCCTGAACTGTTAGCAAAAGTAATAACACGAAACAAAGAGGATGTTCTTGCAGTTGATTGGTCAAGTGAATATAAAACACCATTACCATTAGAAACTCCGCCACTAGAACCCGGATGACAATATAAAGCATTATTCATGTTTGATGTAAAAGTAAGAGTCGTGTCACCTGTGGCATTATCTGTGTAAGATGCAATATTAAAATCATCATATTTTGCTGTAGTTGTTTCACTTGTAAACTGTGACCAAGCCTTACACAATCCTTGTTGCAAGTTAGTTGTAGCACTACCTTCACCTTGTACTGTTACAGAACCTGCAGTCGTCTGTCCTTTGAAAGTATCAGTCTTAATTTCATACTGACCTGCAACGTTTTTAATTTCATCTACTTTTATTTGACTCGGCATTCTTTTATCCTATTAAATATCCACCAAACTTTTCATAGTGTGCTGAAGCAGTTGGAAGCGATGTGTTTCCATCCGGATACATGGAAGTTGATCCATTATCTGCAGTATAGTAAATATTAAAATAATCACCAACTGCTGCTGGCCCTATCCAATTACCAGTAGCATTTTCCGGATAATCTGTACCATCGCCTACTAATCGCATATGAACACCACCGTCAAGAGTACTGCCATTTTTATAAAGGTAATACCTATAGATCGTATCAGTATTGTTTCCTAGAAAGGACCAAGTAAAAAAGTATGTACCAGCAATAGGCACTGTAAACCTACCAGTTGTATTGTCATAGTGACTACCTATGTTAACAGTATCTGATGGCAAAATAACGTTACTACCATGAGCAAATGTACCACCGGCTATACCAAACGCTTGGAACACAGGCTTCGTTGGTTGTAATACTCCAACATCGTTTACACCTTTAATTTCATTTGCAACTATAGTACTCATACGACTACTAACCTTCCTCCACTGTTAACTGTCAGTGTCACTCCACTCGCAACTGTAATCGGTCCTGCTATCATCGCGTTCTCTGTCGATTCGATAGTTGTGTTTGCAGTTACCTCTTTGAGTGTAATCTTAAATCCTATTCCTTTTCCTATTCTACTTAATGCCATTATGCTAAGTCTCCGTGATACAGTATATATGCTTCTTGAGCATCAGCTATAGCTTCAGAACTTGTTAATCTGTAAAGATAAAAAGGAGAAACTGAAGCCGTTTGTGTTTGTGTAGTATCTCTGCTAACAACCATCGTGTCATTAAAACCACCACCTTGAGAATAAAATGCTGAACCGCATATCGTATAATCGGCACTACTCATTGCATTTGAAAAGTTTACTGTAAATTTTCCCGTGTCAACATCAGTAAGACTACCTACATTAAAACTATCATTAATAGTCGCTGTTGATGTACCTTTAAAATCAATCCAAGATTTACACAACCCTTGTTGTAAGTTAGTTGTTGCAGTACCTTCACCTTTTATATCTTTGTGAAAAGTCATAATACCTGTACTTGAATTAAATGACAATACGTCACTGTCACTGTTAGGTATCTGTATCTTTGTTAATTTAAGTGTACTTACCACTTTTTACTCCGGTTTTGTTGGCCATGTAATATTGCTTAACATATCATCAGCCGGTGTTTGTTTTGTAATATCTCTTAGAGCCTGTCTGTAATCTTTCCATGCGGTTGACATTGTAACATCAGAGTTTCCCATCCAGTCAGTCTCAGTTAAAATATGATTACGTTGTTCTCTTAATAAAGACATTCTACGTGCAGGAGCGCCGTCAGCCCACTCTTTTTCTCGAGCATCTATTTCAGCTTCTTCTTCTGCTGTAAGCTGAATTGTTTCTCCATTTACCACCTTATATCTTGGCATTTTTTACTCCAATTTTTTATCCTACTAAATATCCACTAAACCATGTCATAGATTCAAAATAATCTGTTCCAGCATCACCACTAGCAACAGACATAGTTTGACCTGCTGTCATGAGATAAGACCAAGACATACTAACCACTTCATCATTTGTATCTGCATCTTGTGTTAAAACTTGAACAGCAGGATATGCTGCATTAGTATAATGTATATTTACATCATTAAGTCTTGCAGTTATTAAACCAGTTCCACTTGCATTTTTTATATAAGCACCAAATTGAAAAGCATAAACTCCAGTAACGGGTGCAGTGAATTTTCCAGTTGATGTACTGTAATGATTACCTACGTTATGTTTTGTATGATCTAA